ATTTGAAGGGCGAACATCTGACCATCCAGCGCGGGGAAAGCGAGGATGGGGAGGCGCTGGAACCCTTCACCATGTATTTCCTGGGCACCAATTATCGCACAGCCCAAAGCTATCACGGTGATGTCTATATCGATGAAGTTTTCTGGATTTACGGCTTTGACCAGCTGAACAAGGTCGCATCTGCGATGGCTTCGCAGAAACGGTATCACAAAACGTATTTTTCAACGCCCAGCACCATCAACCATGAAGCCTATCCCATGTGGAGCGGCGAACGGTTCAACAAACGCCGCCCGAAGAACGAACAGATCAAGATCGATATCGGGCACAAGGTGCTGAAGGATGGCAAATCCGGCGCTGACCGCATCTGGCGGCACATCGTCAACATTCACGATGCAGAGGAACAGGGCTGTGACCTGTTCGACATTGAAGAACTGAAATTTGAATATTCAGTCGATGAATTCAACAATCTGTTCCTGTGTGACTTTGTCGATGACAGCCAGTCCAGCTTCCCCTTGGCATTGGTGCAGCCATGCATGGTTGATAGCTGGGATGTGTGGAAGGATTTCCAGCCATACGCACTGCGCCCCTTTGCCGATGGCGAAGTGTGGATTGGTTATGACCCCGCCGAAAGCGAAGATGGCGACAATGCCAGCTGCGTTGTGGTGGCTCCGCCAGCGGGTGGCAAGGGTAAATTCCGGGTGCTGGAAAAGCTGACATGGAAGGGCAAGGATTACGAAGCGCAGGCCGCTGAAATCCGCAAGCTGACCCGCAAATATCGCGTCACCGAAATTGCGATTGATGGCACCGGCATGGGATCGGCAGTCTATCAGCTGGTGTCCAAATTCTTCCCGATGGCGCGGCGGATCGATTATTCACCGTTGGTCAAGACGCAGATGGTGCTGAAGGCCAAGAACGTCTTCAGCAAAAGGCGGATCGAATTCGATTCCGGGTGGACCGATCTGGCCCGCGCCCTGATGTCGATCCATCCCCAGCTGACCAAGGGTCAAAAGCATATCACCTATGTCGCGCGGCGCAGTGCGGAAACCGGCCACGGCGATCTGGCCTGGGCGCTGCTGCACGCGCTTTTCTGTGAACCAATGGATGCCACTGATGGTGGCGGCATCCGCAAATCCAGTGTGGAGGTCAACCGATGAATGCTCAAGTGAAGAAGGCGGAGGGCAAAGTCACCGCCTTTGCGCTGGATGATGCCGTCAGCGTGATGGAGCGGCGCGATCTGTTGGGCTATGTCGAATGCTGGTGGAATGGCCGCTGGTATGAACCGCCGGTGCGGCCCAAGCACCTTTCGCAGCTGTTGCAGGCCAGCGCCCATCATGGCAGCGCCATCCGCGTAAAGCGGAACCTGCTGGTCAAGCATTTCCTGCCGCACAGCCTGTTCATCCGGGATGAATTTGCCCGTTTCGTGCTGGATTTTCTGGTGATGGGCAATGCCTATCTGGAAAACGTGCCGAACATTGCCGGGCGCACCGCCATGCTGAAGAACAGCCTGGCCATCAACACACGGCGCGGCAAGGATGGGGTTTACTGGTTTGTCGAAAAATTCACCGATCCCCATCAGTTTGAACCGGGGCGCATCCTGCACCTGACCGAACATGACGTGTCGCAGGAATTGTATGGCAAGCCGGAATATCTTTCTGCCGTTCAGTCGCTGTTGCTCAATGAAAATGCCACGCTGTTCCGCCGCCGCTATTACCTCAATGGCGCGCATGCGGGCTTTGTCTTCTATCTCTCCGAAACGTCCATGACCGATGCGGATACCGATGCGATCAGGAAGGCGCTGCGCGATGCCCAGGGCAAGGGGAATTTCCGCAACCTGTTCCTGCACGCGCCGGGCGGAAAGAAAGACGGGGTGCAGATCATCCCCATCAGCGAAGTCGCGGCCAAGGATGAATTTCTGAACATCAAGAACGTGACGCGCGATGATATTCTGGCCGCGCACCGCGTGCCGCCGCAGCTGCTGGGCGTGATCCCGCAGACCGCCGGTGGCTTTGGCGATGTGCGCACCGCCAATGACGTGTTCTTCGCCAATGAAATCGAACCGCTGATGGAACGGTTGAAGGAAGTGAACGAAATGCTGGGGCAGGAAGTGGTTCGGTTTTCCGAATATCAGCCTGCCAATGGCGCTAGTGGCTCCGCGCCCTGATTGCTTCGGCTCGGCCCAACAGTAATGCCCGTTCTTCCGGTTCGGCTAGTGTAAGCGCCTCGGCAAGTGTCGTTGCGTTTTCGTTGAACTGGCGGCGACCGTGGATGACATAGAACAGGTCGATTCCTTGGTTCATCAGGCGCAGCCAGTCACCATTGCGACTGAACCGCTTAACCAGCCCATCGCGCATTAGCTTGATCGCGCGTAGTTGGTTGTCGCTGAATATACCTGTGGCAGCGAACGCAAACCCTTCATTGCGTTCGTGCCAATGGGCGATTTCTTCCAGCAGGCGTTCGGCCTGTGTTGCGGGAACAACCGGCTGCTGCATGGGAGCATTGATGTCATCAAGCAGCGGTTGGGGTGGGGGATACTGCCCCCATTTGCGTATCGATGGCAGGACATCAGTGAACAGCCAACGTGCAAATGCCTTAGCTTCTGCCTTTCGACTGTTTAGTGTTAATGCATAGACACCAGCCTCATTGATGATGTTCATCCGTCGCCGCTGCCCGGACCTGCCCTCCCTAATGGTTAGGTCAGCTTTTTGATAATCTTCGAGTCGGTTCGCGAGTTTCGTTGGATTGGATAGCCCAAGGGCTGCCGCAACGTCTGCTAGCACCCACCATGGTTCACCGTCGCGCATCACCATGCGAACATCCGCGGCCTCGAAATGCAGCGGGATGAGGGCGCTCATTTCGACTGCACTGGTTGATTCAATCCCTTCTGGATTAGCTGACGGATGGCTTCTGCCCGCGACGCAACGCGATGCTTGAAACGATAATCGTCGATCTTCTCGAACTAGTCAGTCAGTATAGCGCCGCCGCCTGAAAAGGCGGTGGTTGCTATGCGCCAGATCGCCGGGGCTTCGGCACCTGCATCTTGGACGCAAGTGCCCGTATCTCTTGCCGCCGCGATCGGTGGACGAAAACTTGCACCTGAACAACGCCGGATGACGCTTTGCGCGCGCGGTATGCGGCCTGCCGCTGTGCATTGGTGACATCGAATGACATAGATCGATCTTCCCGAATATGGCGAGCGGCATCACTTCGTTACTAGTTGCATCGGCCATGCACAAGAATGACCGTTACTAGTTGCCCGTAGATCGCCTGCAGGGTCGCTTTCAGCGCGCCACCTATCCGGCGCTCCCCGGCCTCATTGACCTGCCGTATTCGCGCCCAGCGCCCGCCCTGATGCCGTTTTCAGGTATCCCCGGCGCTGAACCCCGCGCGCCGCGCTCTGCTCCCCCCCTCGCCTGCACGCTTTGTGTATCGAAATTCATGCAGTTGCCCAGATATCGCGCAGCCGCAGCATCCCTGGCTTTGCGCAGGTTATTCATAACGCTTGGAAAAATGCGAAATTCAGCACGGAAGTTCTAATCCGAAGCCGTGTTTCGAACATTCGCTTGTCGACCTGATGATGGGGGAGGGGTTCAGAAACCCTAACATTCCTATTGTGCCTTCTGAAGTTGCGCTGAAACCCGCAGAAATCCGCCATTTTTTTGTGATGATCGCAGGCTAATATCAACCTTACATGTCCAACACCAAAACCTTATGTCATTGAATTTATTATGTAATAAATTTCAAAATGTTAGGTTTCAAAAAGCTAATCAGGTAAGGATCGGGTAAGGTCAAATGTTAGGCCGCAAACCCGCAGAAATCCGCCAATGTTAGGAATGTTAGGGTTTTTCAGCCCCCCCCCTAGGGCTTCCGGCATTGCGCCGGTGTGCTGAAGTGATCCATTCATTCTGCGCAATCCTACAAGGAATGCTCAAAAAAATGGCTGGCGCACTGTGACGTGGGCCAGCCTGGTTGGTCGATGCAGGATTATGCGAAGGGCTATGCGGCGATCAAAAGCTTATGACATTGACCAAATCCAACCCCCGCAACCAGTTGGTTGTCTCCAAATAGCGCTTTCGGGTGGTTTGCCGTGCGGTTTCCGCTGCTCGCCTTGCTGCGAGATTCTGCGCAACAGCAGCATATCCAATGCCCTAGAAA